TAGTTGGTGAACCTAAATCTGTATTTAATTGAATTCCTGTTGGTGTGGCTTCAGCATTAAGATAAAACGTTCCCCAAGATAAATTACCCCATGTAGCTCGACCCCAACCTCTATTTATTTCTCCATCAATGGTTGGTGAAGCTAAAGCAATAGGAACAAATTCTTTTGTTCCACCAAAAGTGGAATTACCAAAAGTACTTTTACCCCATGGAATATCATTACCATTAACGCTTGTAACTTGAACTGTTACATCGTTTTGTTCGCCCCAACTACCTGCGTTCCAACTAAGTTCGCCCCAAGTATTCGCCATAGGAAGTTACCTCCTACGCGTTACCAATTCTAAGAATCGCTGCTGAAGTTGTTGCTGCTGGAAATTGAATTGTGAATGTTCCGGATGTTGCAGTTTTATCTGCTCCAAAATCTAGTACACATACTGCTGCATTGGACTGTGATGTATTATAAATCAAAGCACCTCTTGCTGTAAGAGTAACGCCTGTGAAAGATAAATCAGCAAAGTCAACACACGCAACACCGCTTGATACAAATGGATCAATGTTAACTAAAGTTCCACCACCAGTTACATAAGTACCTGTGTTTCCTACTTCGTTAGTAGTAGCATAAACAGTTGTCGCTGAACTTAATGTTGCTGCAGAAGTATACAAAGCCATTTTAAACACGCTTCCACTTGTAGCTTGGAAATCATGTTTACCTTCTAACAATTGTTTCTTAAACGAATTTGCAACTGCTTGTGTTATTGCCATGTTTTAACTCCTTACTGTTGTTTTGGTAGACGAGGAGGACCATCAGTGTACTCATCTCGTCTTCTTCTTCCCATTTGTTCTACAGCAAATCCTTGCACTGCTTGCTGGTATTTGCCTTCATAATATTGAATCATATCAGGTGGTCCTTTTAAAAACCCATACGCTTCAACTAAGCATGCATAAAGTAAACCATTGGGAAACTGTTTACTTAAGTATGTTTCTGTATTACTACTAGATAATCCAGTCGGTTTCAAGATATAATTTAACTGTAGGGTATAATTGGCATTAGGTGTTGGAGCCAAAACAATTGTCTCTTCATCCCAATATCCATAGTATTTAGGCACCCCTGTACTTTCAGTTGGATTATACTCAGAAATAAAATTAGTATCTCGATATTCAATAAAAGATCGATCTGTACCTGAACCGACACCACTAGAATCTGTAATTTGTGCTGATCTAATAACTAACAATTGATCATCAATACTAGGTAAATTTACATATCTTTGACCATTTACAATAGAAGCAGTTGCATATTTTCTATTGTTATCAGAATCAACGTCCCTTAATATTCTCTCTTCAGCATCTAAAATAAAACCATCAACAATGGTTGCTGTAAACACATTTGAATCAACTTCAGTATAATCTCTAATTTTTGTAACTAATTCTGCGTATGTCATATTATGATGATAAAGTCACAGGTCCTGCTGTGCAATTATCTCCTCCTCCACTAATTCCGCTTGTCGTTGCAGAATCTGTACTTGTAAAATAATAGTAATTTGTCGTGTCGTCAACATTTCCTGATGCATCAATTTTACCTACCGTTATTGAAAAACCAGAAGCATTTGAAATATCAGTCACGCCATTAAAACTTGGAACATCACTATAACCGGTAGCATTTGATGGACCCCTAAATCTAACCTGTGCACCTGTAGATCGATTATGATTAGGTGAATAAACATTAACATAAGTTGTACCTGAATAAATAATAGTTTGAAAAGGATCAGGATTTAGTAAAATTAAAACAGCAGGTTCTGTTCGATCAGGTCGTGCATTACTTAAACCTTGTGGATCAGCGCCATAAGGTTTTGGTTCTAACTGTGGTTGTTTAGGTTCAAATTCAGAAACATGAACCCTAGCACCATTCCATTCTTTAACCATTTCTTTATATGGAAATGCCATACCAGAACGATCTGATATAAATTGTGCATACTTACCTCTTGAAAAATTTGCCATTATGTACCTGGGTAATAAGTTTTAGGAGTTATGTAAGAACTTGAAGAAGAACCATCTTCTTGTAAAGCTCTGTTTAACTCATCTTCATATAATAATTTTAATTCTTGAGTTCTTTGTGGTGCTCTTTTAATTGATAAATAATAAGCTAAACCAGCACACATACAAGGAACGAATCGATAAGGTACATCAGTAGCATTAGTGTAAACACCTACATCTTGAATTCTTTTAACATAGTAATAATTAATAGTGTTTCCTGCTTCAGTTGATCCTGGTGTCAAGTATAAAGTAATAGTAACTCTATCAATAAATCTTTGCACAAAATATTGTGAAGGTGTACCCTCTGAAGTTTTATTAGCTAAACCCTGATAAGTAGATCGATTAATTTTTGTTAGTGGTGTATCAACACTTGATGAATTTCTATAAGATGCTTCTAGGACATCATCGACACCATAAATTGCTGTAGCATCAGAAGTACCATCACCCGTATTTCGGTACATAGTATAAGTTGCTTGACCATCAACTAAAGTAATAGAATTATTTCCAACTTCCCAATAATGTAATCCTCGATTAGCCCACTCTTGAAATAAAATATTTAATGACCGTCTAGCAGTTTTAATATCGTAACCGGCATTACCCTGCATGCCAATTCTTTCATAAGCTTCTTCGATTATTTCATCGATGGAAAAATTTTGTTCAAAAGTATATGTGCCCGAAGTAGTGTTAGCCATTTAGCCTCCTACTTATCGTATACAACTGTTACTGTACCGACTAAATCTGTTACAAAAATTCCGTTTTCAAATAAAATACCATCTTCAGGTAAATTAAATGCAAAAACATCTCCGCCAGGGGCATCAACTTGAAAATAGTTACTTCCTGTTGTTCCATTTAACAAAGTAGCAGTTGCTGCTGCTGTTGCATTTGGAGCACTAAGAATACAACCTCTTAATCTTGTTCTGCCTGCGAACACTAAACCATCGGCTGCTTTTCTTGTCGATTTAACATCTGATTTCATTTTTATTTTTCTCCTTAGTTAGGAGCACCCGAAGGTGCTCCAATTTAATTAATTACGCAACGGTTGCTGTTGGGTCATTTAATTTTAACCACTGAGCACCATCTGAAAAAACATAACAAGAAACAGAAGTTCCATTATTACCATTTTTAACATAAGCGATTACGCCTTCGTTAGCTGTTGCAAGTAAAGTTCTATCTCCAGTTGATGTAGATAAAGTTGTTACATTGCCTGATGCTGCGATAAATGGATTAGTTCCACCCTGATCAGTATCACTTGCGTTTACGTTTGGTCCACCAATAAACCCATTAAGAGCTACCACTGGTCCTGTAAATGTAGTATTTGCCATGATTATATCCTCCTAGTTAATTCTACATAGTCTCTAGGCCGTCGACTATACGCGTCCATGCAGAATATTTTATGTATAGTGATTTATTTATATATTAGATTTTTGAAGAGTGCAAGGGAGTTTGTAGTGGAGTGTCGATTCCAGCGATGTAGTAGCGTTTTGATTAAGTAGCTACTGAAACTTCAGGTGCAGCATCTTCTATTTTATTAAGAGTAGCAGCTTGTTTTGCTTCTGCCGTCTTAATATGACTGATAACTTCTTTAATTTTGTTATCAATCCTCACCATATCAAGAGTATATCTACCCTCTTCGTTATAGTGCTGCTCCCACTTTAGTTCTAGACCCCTTTTCTGTTTGTAAAGGGATTGAACGTGTGTTTGCATCATTAACCTCCTCATAGGTTATCCAAGTTTTTACTCTACTGTAAAATCCTGTTTCATCCCATACTATATCGTTTTTTCCTAGTTTGTCAACGATTGCATTATTTAATGCTTCTTCGCTATCTTCACAATTAACATTAAAAGCTGTGCAATAACCACGGGAACGTATTTTAATATGAAATGTTTTCATGAGTTTTTTCTTTCTATCATAAAAAAAGGGGCGCTACAAGAGCGCCCCTTAAATAATTATTTATTCAATAATTACGCAGTTCCTGGAGAACCGAACATACCTCTAGGGTCAGACCAGCCGAAGCTGTATCTTTCTCTAGCTTTGTATCTTACGTTTCCAGTGTCGAAGTCACCTTCCATTGCAGTTTTGATTGGGCTTCTGACAAACATTTTCATACCATTAGGTACATCTGTTTTGATAAAGAACGCGTCAGTATCAGTTAGGTAATTGTTAACCACATAACCTTGTGGAACCATTCCCATAGATACTACTGCGTTGATATCGTTGTCAGCAGTTCCAGTTCTACCTTGAGACTTCATCAGTCTTTCAGCAGTGAATTGCAACTCAGAAGGGATGATTAACTTCATACCTCTTGCAGCGATTTTTAAACCTCTTTCATCAGTGAAAGCCGCAATATCAATTAACGACTGTTCTAATGAAGTTTCGTTTAAATCCGCAGCAGTTGCTAATTCGTTTCTGAACGAACCTGCAATTGTTGGGTGAGACTGATCTAATAATGGAGAACCATCACCACCAGCAAAAGAAGTTGAAAACGCATTGTTTAATACGTTAGCAGCTTTTACCTGTTTAGTGTTCGCCATAGATCTTGCTAATGCTTTTGTATATCTAGACGCAAGTCTGTCATACAAGTTATCTTCAATCGCTTCTTCAGTGATTGAGAATGCAAGAGCAATTGTCTCGTGCGTATATCTAGCAGTGAAAGTTTCTTGAGCGTTGTCAAATGTCACACCTGAACCTTCTGGTTTAACTTGTGCATTTGCAAATCCAGATAACATCACTTCTTCTTCAAAAGCTCTGTCTGAATTTTCGCTGTCGAAAATCTCAGCATGCTGATTTTCATATCGTTTATACTCCAAGCCGAATAGAGCGTTCAAACCCGGCTCGAGTTCTTTGACTAATTGTCCTCTACTTATCGCCATAATTATCCTCCTCTATTATACGCCTGTTGTAGTTTTTAACGCATGGTTATTAATCATAGCAATAACGTTTACGTTTGTTGCGTAAGTTGTTGCATTTAATAACTCACTGTTGTCAGGGTCTTTAGAAACTCCAACAATTCTCAACTGAGATGCAGCAGTTGTTCCTGTAGTAGCAGAAATCTCTACTTTAGAAACATAGTTTGCTGAATCACCTGCAGTGTATACAGTGTTTGCGTTAGCGAAGATATTTACTTTAGGTAAAGTACCTTCTGATTGTATTTCAAACCTTTCATATGGGTCATCAGATACGAAACCAACGATGTCTGTTGCAGCGTTAGAAGTTTCTAAGTGATTAGCCCAAGTCGGTTTGCTTGTCGATGAGTCAGTATAAAACACACCGTTTAATGAACCCAAAATTGATCCAGTAGTTCCTGCTACATCAATTGTACCGTTGTCAGTTACTTTGACAGGGTCATTTTGATATATTGCATCAGTTGTACTTGCAGCAATAGAGTATTCACTTAAACCTTGGTTGTCTTTATTCTGACCAACTTTGCCTATTGGTTTTAAACCAAAAGCAGCGTCTTTGTTAGCCATGTTATTTACTCCTTAGTTTTAGTTTTTACTTTATCGCGTCTGTTGGTATCTCTAAAAAATTACTTTTTAGTCCCACCAAAAGTTACACGACTCTGCCTATCGGCATTGATAGGCATACTTGAGTGCTGTTCCTTCATAAGATCGTTGTCTACTGCTTGATCTCGTTCTTGCGTCATTCTATTGAAGTACGCTTCTCGAGATTTTGCGATCTCTTCAGGTATCCTTGCCAGCACAAGGCCGCCAACTCCGATCACTCCTGCGTATTTTCCGTCTTTTAGTTGTGGATACTCTGAGTCTGGATATTCATCGGCTCTAACCAATTCCCATCCGGATCTCATTTTACCTGACATGTTTTTGGTATCGTCGAAACCTAAAACTTCAGTTCGTATCCATCTGTGCCTAAATCCGTCGGGCGCAGGTGGTGCATCTAAAGATGATGGTGGAGTCCAAGTCTTTGGTCTAGTATCTCTAGCTCTAGACTGGCTCGCACGTGGGGTCTTAATATTTTTATCTTCACTCATATGCTTAAACCTCCTTCGTGATTTTTAATTGTTTCGCATATTCTTCTAATGGCACTCCTAATTTTTTAGCGATAGCAACCTGAGTAGGGGTGAGTCTCACGGTTCGGCGACCAGGTTTTACACTTCGCTTCGCTGAAGCGACTATTTGTGTCGGTTTGGTCGTAGAATTTTCTACCTTGCTTTCATTATTAACAAATTTCTGCGGAAATTCAAGTCTTATTCTCTTATCAATTTCAGCATAATATTCGTCAGTTGAAGGATCATAACCTTCTTCTTCCACTAGTTTTTTATGTAGATCAAACGCTGTATACGTCATTGCCGTATCAGTGCCAAACCATCTATTTTTAGAAGCCCAATCTTCTGCTTTAGGATCAGTTGTATACTGTTCTGCAGTAATTGTTCTTGCTAAATTAATATCTGGTTTAGTCGATTTAGCTTCAGTTTCAGCCATTACCTTCATCTCTTGAAGTCTAGCCTCTTCATAACCAAGTCGAGCAATTTCTTTTTGTGCTTCAACTTCGGCTTGAACGTTACCTGCTTCTCGAGCAGATGAAAGTCTAGCTTGAGCTGCATCTAAACCGGCTTTGATTTTTTCTTCTCGATCTTTAACTCCAGCCGTTTTTAAAGAAGAGAATTGTTTATTTAACTTTTCTTTTTCAGATAAAACAGATTTAGCATAAGTCAAAGCTTCTTCTCTTTGTCTTTCCGCTTCTCGCCATTTTTTAGTTAATTTAGCAATTCTTCTTTGCACGTCTTTGGAATAAGATTCTAATTCGTCTTTCTTGGCTTCAGGTTTTTCTTCCTGTTTAGTTTCCTGCTGCTCGTCACTCGCTTCTACCTTCTCTTCTTTAGGCTCTTCAGCGGGCGTCGAGGAACTAGGTTCTTCTTTAGTTTCAACTTCAGTTTCTGGTTTCTGATCTTCTAATTCAACATCAGCACCTGGACCTGAAGTATCGATGTCTACCATTGGGACATCTTTATCTTGTTTGACTTGTTCGTCTGGCATAGTTTTTTCCTCCTATGTTTATATATAATGCAACACAGATTCTGGATCTTTGATTGTACCCAAAACCTCGTCGTCGTTAAGAAGACGGACTTCACCACCTTCTATTGGTAATCTTGAACCAGCATATCTGGCAAAGATAACCCAATCTTTTTCTTTACACCAAGGACCTGTCGAAAATTTTTCTTTGTCTTGATAACAAAGAGGTCCTAGTTTTAAAACATAACCACAATTCGTGGCAATTCTGGCTTTGTCTAATGATTCTTGTGAAAATATAATTCCACCTTTAGTTTTTTCTTTTGGCGTAAAAGGTAGAACCAACATTCTATATCCTGATGGATTAGGTAGTTGATCAATAACCGATTGAATATTATTTTCGTCTAATCTTTTAGTTTCTGTTTTTTTGTATTTTTCTTCTAATGCGTTTTTATGTTTGGGGATCTCGTTTGTTGAAATCGACGATGTTTGGTTCTCTGAATTTTTCATCTTCTTTTTGCTCCTTCTTGTTTAGCAGGTTAGAGATTTCCTGTTGTATTAATTGATAGGCATGTGCCTGTCCTAACATATATTTGTATTTTTCCATATTGTCAACACCTCCTGACATCATGGTATCACCAATTGCTTGATAGTTATCACGCAATATCTTTTGAATTTTAACAATATATTCTAAGTCTTCCATTCTTTCTCCTGTGGTTAGTTTAACAATTCCATTTTCTAAGTGACTTATTTATCCTAGAATTTGGATCTCTTGCAGTTTTAGCTGAAGTCAGTCTTTTTTTCATTCCCTTCATACGAGCGCAAAAGCTCTTTCTTCTCTTCGCAGCTTTGCTCCCCTTTTTTAATTTCGATGGCTTCGTGGTTACTGCCATAGATAGTTTTGATCCGGGATTTGCTCTTCTGTAAGACGCGATCCCTTTTCTGTTTAAACCACCTGTAGGCGATTTGCCCTCTTTTCTTTGCCATGCGGGTGTACTCCCTGATTTAAATTGTCGTCTAAACATTATATCATACCTTTGTAATATTTTTTATAAGATGGATTACCAACAACTTTACCATCAATATCTAATTTTATAAAACTTCCAATATAACCACCATCAGCCGCTTTTTTTCTTTTAGCAAAAGTTGCAACATTAGTCGGTTTTGGTCCTGTGTTGCTGGCTGCTCTTTTTCGTCTGACAGCACTCGCCTTTTGCGAACTTGTCATTCGTGTGGCTTTTGCAAGTGGGACGCACTTTGGATACTTGCGCTTGCTGCCTTTCTGCCTCCCGCAAGGTTGATATTTTCCGTTCTTCTTCGGTGCTCCAATGTCGACCCATTTCTCCGATACCCATTTTCTTAATCCGTTAGCCATACATTCTTGTTCGTTTTGCCATAAAGCCACCGCCGGCTGCTTTTTTTCTTTTTTTGCCGCCAGGTGTTACTTTGCCTGAGCAAACTGCAGAAGCATACATATTAGCATACGCTGAAGGGTAAACTTTAAATTTACGCTTCGCTGCTGCTTTTCCTCTTGCACAAAGTTTTGCCATTATGAATTTTTCCCGTAAGCGTTTTTCTTTATTCCACGTTTAGCACATCCACCACCACGTAGATTTACTCTTCCACCTTTTGCAAAATCGGTAGTAAGCTTATCATCACCTATTAAATCCGTTTTTCTAGATGTTCTATCTTTATCGAATCGTTTTTGAATTTTAATAGTTTGAAGTGTTTGACTTGGTGATGTCTTTTTTCTCTTAGCCATTTTTTCAGCTAATTCAATTTTAGCTTTATTTTTTTTAGACTTAGATTTTTTAGTTTCGATGTATTCTTTAATTGGATCAGACATTATTTTACTTTTTTAACTCTACCACCTTTTTTCATAAAACCCATTTTGTTTCTAACTTTAGTCGGTAGTTTACCTAACGATTTTTTCTTATCCGCTGGTACGGGTTTTAAAGAACCACCTGATTTAAGTCCTCTTCTTTGAGTAACTTGTTTATTGTATCTTGGATTTGCCATTTTTATTTTTCTCCTTTTAATCGTTCAGCTTGATAGATTGCTTTTCCTCTTTTGGGAAGACTTTTAATTTTATAATCAGTTGTTTTACTTTGACCAAGTGTTGGTTTAACTGATTTAATAGCTGAAACATTTTTTTTCAAAGCCTTTCCAAATCCTCTTAATGCTATACCTACAATACTCATATTTATTTTCCTCCATTACGGAATATTTGTGTTCCCTTAATTCCATAAATTGACGCCACGACTAGAATCCACAAATTTGTGAACCAGGATGGCAATTGACTAAACATCTCAAAAAACAATTTTACTTTGTCCATCGCAGTTGGATCGTCTGATACGACTGCCCAAGCTAAAATCGCTACGGGCGTTGAGAGGATTATGAGTACCGCCTCGTCCTTCCAATCTGATTGTCTTGATTCAAGAAGTTTGCCTTCGTAAGCAATTTCTCCTGAACGCATTTTTTCAGCATGCACACGTTGGGCATCCGCCATAGCCATTTTTGTTTCTTGACGTTGTTTATAAATATGACTTCCGGCTTTTAAAGCCATTCCAATTGCGTTTAACCACATATTAGTACCAAGTTGCTGATCTTTTTTTCTCTGCTAAAATTTTGCCTTGACCTTTAACCATTTCTTTTTGAGATTCACTAGGATTAGTCATCTCAACTGGTTTTGGAGCCTTAGACATACTCTCTTTAGCCATTTTCTTTTTCATTTTTTTCATATTAGCCTCGTTTTTTACTTTTACCGGCTTCACTAAGAGCAATCGCAATCGCTTGTTTTCGCGATTTTACTTTTTTCTTAGATTTACCTATAGGGAGTTCACCTTTTTTGAACTCTCTCATCACAGTTCTAACTTTTTTCTGCGATTTTGTCATCTTTTTTCTCATTACATTCCTCCTTTTCCTGGATTTGGTATTGTTTTAGACAAAATTGTTTTTTGAATTGAAGTATCGGCACGTAAATTTGCTAATTCTTCGTTTTGTTCTAGTTTTTCTTGTTGATTCATTTGATTCATCATTGCTCTCATTCGATCAAGATTGATTCTTTCCTCTCCTTCAGCACGTTTTCTCTGATTTTCTTGTGCTTGTAAATCTAATTCTCTGGATCTTAACTTAGCAATTGGATCATTATCAAATTGAGAAGTGATTTTCTTCTCTTCAATCATAAATTCTTCCATCATATCAGCAATTAGTTGAGCTTTTCTGGCTTCAACTTTTTCAGTCAACATTCTAACCTGCATTTGTATTTGTGGATTTTGCATTGCTTGTTGATTTTGTTGTAACATCATTAATTGTTGTAATTCATTTCTAAATTCAACTTCAATTTGTTCTTGCGCCATTAAGGAAATATGTTCAAAACAGTTTTTTTCTAACGCAGCCATAACTATTGGATTATTTCTAGCCATGTTCGTTGCCATAAAATTTAAATGCGCCGTCATATGCGCTCTATGATCTTGACCAGGAAATGCTTGGAACGGCTTCCCTGCGAGAGCATCAATATGTTCTAACGCAGGGTCCTTTGGTTGTGGGGGTAAAGGTCTAATTAAAATCTTATCAATATCTTTTACACCTAATGCTTCATACATATTTCGGTAAACTTCATATTGATTATGAATCATTGGATTGGAAGCTGCCAATTGCAGTTCCGTTTGCGCTAAAGAAATACGCTGTGTCTGTGAGAAAATATTTGGATCTGCAACTGGCAATATATCTACTCGGTCATCGAAGTCTGCTTGTTTAATCAATCTTTGACCACCAACAACATCATAAGGATATTCTTGTGGTAGATATAATTTGAAAACTCTAGCCATTAATTTAAATTCTAATTTTAAGGCAGCATAAATTCTTTTATGGATCGCCGACATTGTCCTTGATCCTCTTTCTAGCAACGCAACGGTCGTGCCCACTGCGGCTTGTTGATTACCCTCTCCTACCTGAAGATCAGCTATAGATGCAAAACGCTGACCGGCTTGTACCACGACGCCCATAAGTGCTAAGAGTGTTTGAGACGGTTCCTTAAACGGTAACATCATAAACGCATCTCTAATGTTGCCACCTGGTGCGTCGACATCTCTAAATTCGCCAGGTTGAATAGATTGCGCGTCGTCTCGAATTCTTATGCCTCGCTGTTTAAAACCAGCAGGTAAATTAGATAACGTTCCGGCATCAAGTAATTGTCTTAATGCTGCTGTGGCAGTTCTAGATAAACCACCAATCATGTGAATTAAACCAAAACCATAAAAACCAAGTCCTGGTAAAAATTTGAAATGTACAAAATATTGAATTTTACTTTTCTTAGGATTACCTATTTCATAGTTTCTTCGAATAGCTAAAATTTCACGTGAATTTTCTTCAATGGTAATAATATAAGGCAATTTAATACCTGTTGGTTCACCATCGGGTCCAACATCTTCAAAACCTTCTAAATCTAAATTCGTATGGAATTCTAAAAGATTAAATACATCTTCTTCACGGCCTTTGGTTTGACCTTCTAATTCTCGTTCTTTTTTCTCAACATCTGATTCTTGCAGTTGCCCTGGTTTTAATTCAATATCACGATAGAAACCAGCGACTTGTTGTTTTCTTAAATCATTTTCAGAAATTTTTAAAACATGAATGATTGATTCCGCGTCGTCTAATGAGGTAGCCGCATACGGAACAATCAAATCATCGGCAGGCACAAACTTAGAAACAGTTTGCTGTTCGACTTCATCATAATAAACTTTTTTAAAAGCCGAACCTGCTAAAGGTAAATAAAATAACATTTGATCAAAATCAGGTTCATAGTCTTTCATCTGATCCATGATTTGATAATTCATAAAATCTTTTACTCGTTGTGCTTGTTGAGTTTTTTCTGGTGTTGGTAATCCTAAAATCTGAGTTCTAACCGGACCATCAGCTGGTAATAATTCTTTGTAAGCAAGTGCTTGGAATTGCGTCACTGCTTCCGCTAAAACGGGGTGCGTGGCGCCACTGGCACCTGAAAAAGGTTCAGTTCTATTTTCATATTTAAAACCTAAAAGATCTAAACCTTCTCGGTAAGTTCTTTCCCAGTCTTTTCTTGAATTTTTATAGTCTTGAAAATTTTGATAAAGTGAAGTTCCTAATCGACCTAAAATATCTTCTGGTAAATGTTCTGCTAAATTAGCATAATGATTTTCTGCTCCTTCAACTGAACCAAGAGCAGGATCATAATTAATATCGACTGAACCATCTTCATTTTCTGTAACTTCAATTGGTTCTTTAGCCAGCGCATCTTCTTCAAAATCTTTAAGTTGTTCTTCAGCGATTTCTTCTGGGCTAGGTAATTTTACTTCTTGCTCTACGTTGGGTAGAGACTTGTCTATGTCTGCCATTTATTTTCTCCAATCTTACAGATTTAACACTATTATAATTAATATTCAAGCCTTGCGGTTGTGGTCCTGATTTAGGGGGAATAAGATGTTTTTTGGGATGCATTACTACAATCCCATTAAATAATCTAAGCCTTTAGACACTCGACCACCTGATTCATATTTACCAAGAATTTGATCAATCTCTTGTTGAATAAGTCTTCGATCATCGAGATCAGTTGTTCCTTCTAGTATATCTAATAATTGTGCAAGTCTATTTTTGCTCGGGCCGCCACCGGCTTTTTCAGTTCTTGTTTTTTTGTCACCAAAAAGTCTTTGAGTATATTTTGCTATCGCTTCGTCTTTTAAATCAGGATATTTTTTATAAAAAGGGTCTTCATCAATCTCTGCGATGTATTCCTGTAAGAACCTTTCTTTTTGCTGTTCGTTAGCCTCTTCTAAAATAGATTTCATTTTTCTATTAACTAAAATACCACCAGCTGAGATCGCACCTAGTTCAGGAGCCAACGATTTAAAGTCTCCTTCTATGGATCTTCTTTTAACACTTTCTAAATAATCTTTGTATCTTTGTAATGGACTCTTTTCGCCTAGTGCTTTAATAATCTTTAAGATACCACCCATAGGACTTCCCATTTTAAAACCAATTCGACCACCAAGACTAAATTCTTCTCTGTCGTTTTCATCTTCATCTTCAGTAATTTTTCTTACTTTGGGATATTCTCTTCTTAACAAACCAGGAGCAATTTTTTTAAATTCTTCAATACCCTCTGGTGTTGAAAGATCAATAACATCTTTTTCTTTTTTGATTCGACCTCCATCTTTCATACCTGATGGATCAAAGTCACCTTCATCAATAATATCTTCGGCAGTTTTAGTTTTCTTTTTCTCTTTTAATCTCTCTACTGCTTCTTTGTTTTCTCTTTTCATTCGATCTAACATTTCAGCTTCGGTTTCAGGTTTTTTAGGTGTGCTTGGTTTTTGAGGAACATCATCCATCCAACCTGTTGGATTCTTGGTTGAGAATGGAGCGTCTTCGGGTAATTTAGGTCCAAGTTCTACAACTTTTTGAGAGGCTTCTTTTTCCTTAGCTAGATCTTTAATTTTATCTAATTCTCGACCGTAAGGATAACGTCCGTATTTTTTTACAAACTCTTGAAAAATTTCCCAATAAAATCTTAAAGGCATTAATAATATTTCCTTTGTCGTTGAGGTAAAACCTCATCTTTATAATCATCAGGATGTAAAACAAAACCACCCTGTCTAAAACGCATAATGGCTTGTGTGGTTGAATCCACTAAGTCATCATTATCACCAAAGGGAAAAGCTGCGCATTCTTCAATGACTTCTTCAGCAAATTCCTGATTTGGTGCCCATATCATACCAGATTCAAATAAAGGTGCAACCGAATTTACTCGAGTATGCTTATCATTACCTTTTGACGGAGAGAAGTTTACGACCGGTATTCCCATCTTACGCATCTCATCCGTTAACGGCTGACCTGATGCTTTGGCTTCAATAATCACGGTATCAGGATCCCAATACTTCCATTGTTCATAAGCAATCTGTTTTAATTCAGGAAAATCCCATCTACCTTTTTGACAATCTAATAACATTAAATTTGCCGGACTATCATCATTTTCATAAAAGACGCCCCACGTCGTAATCGCTGAATAGTCAGCCGATTCTTTTTTACTAAAAGCCGTATCGTAAGATTGTATGACATGTTTTAAAGCAGGTATCCAATCCTGTTCCCAACGATTCCACCACTCACGTTTGATAATCGCGCCTTCTTCAGAAGTTGGGTTTTGCATATACTGCGCATTCCATTTCGTTAAACTAACAGAAGCTTTAACTCCTTCTAGTTCTTCCTTCTTCCAATATTCTGGCCAGAGTGGTTGACCTGAAGGTAAGATTGCTGGAAACTCAATAACTTCCCATTGATCGGCTTTAGCCTCCCGCTGCGCGCCTAATAGTTTCCCGGTCAAGTCTTTAGTATTCCACCTAGTCATAACTAAAATAATCGCCCCTCCAGGTTGCAAACGTTGCCTTGGTCCTGAAGTGTACCATTCATAAGCGCGTTCCATCGCATCGCGGTTCATCGCGTCTTGTTCAGAATGCGGATCGTCAATGATTAACAAATCAGCGCCCCGTCCAGTGATCGCGGAGCCGACACCAGCAGCATAGTACTCGCCACCTCCTTGGGTTTCCCATTTACCAGCGGCTTGTGAATCTTCCCTGAGTCTTGTTTTAAATACTGATTGATATTCAGGTGAATCAATCAAGGCTTTGGCTTTACGCCCGAATCTAACTGATAGTTCGGTAGTATTAGTCGATTGAATAATTTTTAGTTTCGGGTTTCGACCCACCATCCAAGCGGGCAGCAGGAAACTAGCGAACTCAGACTTCGTATGTCTGGGTGGCATATTTATAATTAAACGTTTTAATTTACCTTCAGCAATCTGATTGAATTTTTCTGCAACAATTTTGTGATGGGAACCTTCCACAAAATCTGGCCAAACGTGTTTAACAAAAGTCATAAAATCAGACTGGATTCGAGACTCCTTTTTCTTTTCTGAATATTTCAGAAAAGTTGTCATGAACTCTTTTTGAACGTCCGTTGGTAATTTCTTTATTTTTTCTAGATCTATTTCCATTTTGAAAAATTTTTTCGCAAAATTTTTTAGGTTTAATTTTGGAACCTAAAATGAATTTACTGCCTATCTATGTATAAATCAAGATATAAAGGGGTAGGTTGTGGGACCCATAATTTTATACGAGGATTGCATTAGGTAAACAATTCGGAAATCCAAAGTGGGTTGGTACCTCTATCGAGGGCGCGCGAAGCGCGCCCATTTTGGGTCAAAAAAACCTAAAAAGAAAAGGGCGCGAAGCGCCTTTTTAAAAGAGCCGCAGGCGCGCGCAGCGCGCCTGCAACTTATGGTTTAGTCTAACAGAACCATGTAGGCTTTAGGATTGTTTTTAATAAACCAATCTAAACGATCTCGCATTTCCTGCCAGTGTTTAGACATTCCTTCGCCAAGTTCTTTATCTTCTATTGTTGCTAATGCTTCATGATAAAATATTTCATCATGCTTCTTAGTTTCCTCTGGTGTTAGTTCAATAGATTCTCCAGAGAATCTATTTCGTCTTGTGTAGTCTTTATTGTCTGTCATTTTATTCCTTTCTGTTATATAGGATAATATATTATTCAATATTGATGTCAATACTTTTATTTTAAATTTATGGACGCCCCGCAGGGGCGTCCATTTTGGGTCGTTTAAACCCAAGATATTTTATAGTTCCCCGTTGCTGTTCTCGGGGCTTTG